CTCGAGGGCCGCCTGCTCCGTTCCGACCATGGCGACTTCCCTCATACGCATCTTGTCCTCGCTCGAGAGGAATCTGTCCGGGATCCGGGGAATATACCCACCATCAAGGAGGTACTGGTATACCCCGCCCCCCTCACCGGTCCTGATGTACCCGGCCATTTCCCTGCCGATGTCATCGAGCTTGGGGTACTCGCCGGGATCGATGTGGGCCAGGTAGGGGAGCTTGTCCATGACGTGTCCCGTGATCCAGAACTTCTTCATCTTCTCCCGATAGCCCTCTTCCCACTTGTCAGTGACCTTGTTGTAGAGGCCCTCCTGTTCTGCGAACCTCTTGGCTTCCGGGGATCCAAGCCACGACTGGAAGTTGGTGAGCCTCTCCAGCATGGTTTCTTCAGCCTTCGTGGCTGTCCGGCCCCTCCTCTGGGCGCGAGCCCTCGCCTCCCGTTCTCTGGACGCGAGACGGGCTCCGAGCTCCTCCATGCGGTATCCGTGGAGGATTTTCTGACGCTCCTTCCAGAGTTCTTCCTGACGCTTCTCAGCCTCGGTCTGGGCCTTCCTGGCCAGATGATTCTCGATGAGGGCAAAGGCGTTCGTGACGGCGCTCTCTGCGCCTGCCGCGATAGCCAGGCCCCGCTGTGCTCTTCTGAGATTGACTGCCATGATGTCCTCCTAATATCCGATCTGCCGGGTCCCGGAGAATCCTCCGATACCCCGCCCCAAGGACTGTCCTGCCCGTCCGAGAGTCATTGCGCCGACAAGCCCACCCATGCCAGAACCAAGACCCATGGATGCCGCTGCGGCAGTACCAACGCCCGGAAGGACGAATGAAAGCCCCGCCCCAGCGAGACCACCGAGAATCCCCCCTACCCTGCGTCTCTTCTGTGCTCTGAGGATGCCAGCCTGGATGCGATCCATGCTGTTGCGGTAGTCATCCTCAATCTGTTGCCGCATTTCCCGCTGTTCGTCAATCATGCGATTGGCGAGGGTGCGGCGAACGGCTGAGAACTTCCTCTGGAAATCCTTCATCTGACGAGCATTCTCCCGGTGGACCCGCCTCATCTCCTGTTGTGCCATGTCCTGGCGGAGTTGCTGAACACGGATGTTTCGCTTGAGCTCTCCCTCGTATGCCTTCTTGAACTCCTTCTCAGTGAGGTACTGGCGGGCCCCTTCTTCAAAGGACTGCATACGCTCCTCTCCGGCGACTCCCATAACGTTCTGGCCTAGAGTCCTGCCGAGCTGCTCACGGAGCTGTGTACGCTCCTCCTGGACGCGCTCAGGGGCCAATCTGGCCTCTCTCTCGCGCTGAAGCTGTTCTGCCTCCTGAGTGGTCCCGAACTGCGCCTGAAACTCCTGTGGGAGCCTTGAGAGGTCTACCGAGGGGGCCTGTTCGAATCTGACCTGATCGAGGCCCGAACCAACGAGAATGTCGTTTGCCATGTCTACCTCCCTATCCCCATCCTGGCGAACAGGGGATCGGTGATGCTGCCGCTGATTTGCATTGAACTCTCAAATGCTACCGGGCGGGGTGGGGCCATATCAAGGAGCCCCGGCTGCGCCCCCTCCCCATAGAGGGGGGTCTGAATAACTGGCTGGAATGGGGTGGGCCTTTCTCCTATACCCAGAGAAGGACTGAAGAACCGCATATTCCTACGACGGATGTCCTCGGTTGTGGGGCCCAAATCAACCCCAGGACGAGGATCCGGCAAAGACCCAACGTCAGGAGTCCTGCCAAGAACAACGCGCCCTCCCCGGGCCTTAGGTCCGCCAAAGGCTTCAACCATGGCAAGTCCACCCTGAGTGAGTCCGCCAATCATGTCGTCAAATGCTCCCACCCGCATGGCAAGGGTCTCCTCATCCACAACACCCTGAAGCTGTCGTCTGAGCTCCTCCCGCCGGCGCCCGAGGTCCTGAATGACTCTCTGCCGCTGGAACATCATCTGGTCAAGCTCATTCTGGACGTCTTCCTGGGCGAATTGGCGGGCCCGCTGAATGTCCATGCGCTGCTCCTGGATGTTGGAGGCAGTCTCCTCTTTGGCACGAGTAAGCTGCCCCATGAGTTTGTCCCTCTCTCCCTGGAGCTTTCTCTGCATGATGTCACCAGCTTCCTGCCGGCGTTTGCCAAGCTGGGTGATTCTTGCCTGCTGTGCCTGCCCCCCAAGTCCCCTAGTCCTGAATGCCTGCTGAAATGGGGAAGGCTTTCTCAGAGGATTGAGGCCCTGCTGTGTTCCTACGTCAAATGGATTTCTTGCCATGTTTGATTGTACCATCCTCGTTGATCTTCCCCTCTTTCTTGAGGGCTTCTATAGCCAGCTCCCTAGACTTCTCATAGATGAGAGCTTCCTTAGCTGCCTCATCCGCTCTGGATCTCTCTATGGCATCCACAGCAGTCTTCTCTACCTCTCTCATCTCAGTAATCATATCCCCAGAGAGCTTCCAGTATTTCTGTGAACATTCTGGAATCTTGGGATTGATGAGCCAATCCCTGGGATCGTAGTCAGGAGTATGAACGCACTTGCGATACTCCATCGTAGTTCTATTCACAACGTCAGACACTATCCAATCCTTATGTCTCTCGCAGTGTATGTGGGAGAGTTGTATATGTTCGATGCATGCATACCAGAAATACTCACATCCTGTATCGCAGATACGGTATCCCCGCTCTTGCCTTCATCACAAGGGGAACGCCAAAGGAGGCTGCGAGTAATCCCATCAGCCCCTCTCTCTTCATATATAGCCTTGACTTCCTCAGCACTCAATACCGCACCATAGATACGACAATCCCAAATCTCCCCGTTGAAGTGTGCAGCATTCACGAATGAAGCACGGGCTAGATGTAGTGTGTTTGAGCCATAGTCAATGGCATTCGCTCCAGTAGTGTAATTGCTATGGAGAGCCCCATTGAAATACAGCTTTCCAGCGGTTCCAGCCCTTGTGTACAGGAAGTGATACGTAGTATTACTGGATAGGGTGGTGGTGCTTCTCATGTTGAGATGCACCCATGAAGTTCCATCCCCTCCCTGCATGTATAGATAGCTACTGCTTATCAGTATGGAGACCCCCTCTTTGTTTGGGGGGTTGTACTGCCCATAGACAATCTGCTCTGTGCTTGGACTGATGTTGTCAGACTCAAACCAGCCACAGTACGTGAAGTTGTCAGTTGGCTGTGCCGAAGTACTGAATGAAGCGTACTGATTGGAGCCGTTGAAGTCAATAGCCATCTAAGCCCTCGGTATGTCAATCATGAAGTAAGCCACTCCATAATTCCCACTCAGGTTGGAAGCCACTCCTACGTCTCTGGCAAGTCTGAACCTACAGAAGTCATTTGCTGACCATCCCAGCGTCGTAACGCTGACGGAGTATGAGAAATGGTCAAGGTCATTTGGGGTCGTATCACAAGCCAGAGCACCTGAATCCTCATCATTGAATGCCGTATCCCAAGATTCTGAGTCTCCGGCTGCCGAGTGATAGAAAGTGAATCCCACATTCGCAGTAGCAGCCGTGTAGGCATATCCGATAATATGGAAGGTTACATCGCCCGTGGTATCTATGTCTGAAGGGACTCTAAACTGCTGCTGAACACTCTGCTCAGTCGTATCATCGTATCTATGTACTTTGATGAGTCCGTTGGTGCCTGTGTCAGTATCGAGGGGGGCTGGGTTGGTGGCTGGATAGTAGAAGTCTCCTGCGGCATAGAATGGGTTTGGTTCAGTAGAACCAGAACCACCAGAGATCCCAGCAATTGAGGCTTTGTTTGCAGCTATATCTTCTACGTTCTCGAATACCTTGCGTTGAAGGTTATACAGGCTCTCATTGATGTTGATAATGGCCTTGTCTATGTCGGGCTGACCGATGGGTAGAGCCCTTTTTATCAAGCTCTCTGCCACTATCTCATCTCCCCCACTCTATGCTCCATGGCTATTTGCCTGACTTGCATGTAATCTGAGCTCTCAAGCTTGAACATAGCAGAACGACCCCTGCTTACTGACTTTGGGGGTACGTAGGTCTTTCGTTCGTACTGCTGATACTGCCTACCAAAGTCACGGATGTCAGATACTTGCTGGGCTGTTAGAGTAGAGTTGTAGATCCGAAGATCATCAATCTTCCCTGTGAACAGATAGTCAGTGACGCCATCTCCTCTGTACTTCCCCACAAACGCATCTCTGGTAGTATCAAAAGGCTTTGTAGTACCAGAATGCGTGGTTGTGGCAGTGAGGGCCCCATTGACATAGAGAGACAAGGAAGTCTCATCAAAAGTGAACATCACATGATTCCATGTGTTCTGAGTTGCCGTACCACCATTAACGGAGATTTCGGTGCTTCCATCCCAAATCTTGCAGTTTGCAATCCCACCCGTAGGCCCAGGAGTATTGACGAAGATGCTCACCTCGCCACGATGTTCCACACCAGCAAGCCCAAGATCGCCATTCTCAGTCACCACAAGGTTGAAGGGCTCAATCGAATCCTTGTAAACCGCCCCGCTCTTGGCGATGACTACATTTGAGCTGTTCCCACTGAAGGCCCTTTCCCATGCCTCGGCATGATAATAGAATGGGACACGCTTAAATTCATAGTAGATGCCTTGGGTTACGTTAAAGTGGTACAGACCATCATCCAAGGCAGAGAACGTGTCCCAATTCCCGCCAGCAGTTTCAATAGTCACCGCTCCTGGTGTGCTTCCAGAACTCTGTCCTACCCATTCATTGATGTTTGTGTCTGCAGCAGAACCACCACCTGCTGGTCCAGCAACACCATCCCACCTAGTTATAAGATTAGCCGCAGAGATGCTTGTGTCATACACGGATCCATTCTGAGCAACAACCACATTATTCGCTACCCCATTAACAGCCGTAGTCCAGTTAGCACTATCGAAGATGTAGTCTACATACCCTCCAAGCCTATCATTGTTGGCAGAGCCGGGGAACCACATACGCTGCATTCCATCGAGAGATGCGCCTGCAAACGAGGCCCATATTCCACCACCTGACCCCGCCCCCTCGAACCGGACTGAGCCACCAGCACCAGAGAAGGTAAGGCCAGTATATGTCTTGTTCTGGCCAACGAGACCTGGACCATCCCATTTTTCTCCGCCGGCATTGATGAAAGTCTCTGTAGAATCATTTCTTGCTGGGACAAAGTTGACATTGTGATTGTAGCTATCATTCGCACCCAATAGCTCCTTGTTGTCCAATGCGGTGCCACCACCTTTCGGCCCGGCATACCCATCCCATGTAACAACTAGATTCGCAGCTGAGATACTTCCCCAATAAACAGATCCGTTCTGAGCAATGACAATAGGTTCTCCCGCGCCGTTGAAAGCTGTTGACCATGCCGTTGCATCATAGTAGTAGTCAAATGATCCCTCCACCCCATTGAAAGTCATGGTCTTCAGGCCGTTGTTAGAGCTGGAGGCAAAAGAACCCCAAACGGCGTCTACTACAGCAAATCTTATGTATCCATATGCAGACCCAATACCTCTTCCTACCCATGCGCCACTCGTCCCCGGCAATCCAGGTTCATCCCAAATGTTATTGCCTACCGCCACATTACATTGATTAGTGCCATCTGCACACGGGACAAAACTACTCTGAGTGTTGTTTGAGTCATCTGGGTTATTCAAATCTACATCAGTCCCAGAAGAATAATTAATTGTGCCATAGGGAATTGGATTGAAAGTCCTGGCACTGGCACTCCATTCATAGTCACCGATCTTCAGCTTCGCGTCGCTGGCATCACTCTGGACCGGCAATAACCCATGAATGTTGTATGAATCAAGTATTTCATTAGTGAAGTCAGATGACGCATAGGCCTCATCTTCCTGAGTAGCAATTTCTGTCCCATCAGACAAGACACACTGCTGAGAAAGAAGAGAAGTGAAGAACCAGAATCCGATTGACCACCTATTCATTTGAGGTACATCCCCTATGTTGACATAAGCACCATCCGCAAAGGAGTAGCACCTGTCGATTTTCCCGTCCTGATTGAGTGTTGTATCGAACCTCTTGCCGACAATGCCTCTTGTTCCAGAGTCTATTACATCATCACCATACAGCTCTCTGAATCGATACCAAATGAGTGGTACGTCGTTGAAGTACGACCTTCGCTCCTGATTCACCATCGGGGTGAACTCACCATCATCTACAGAGATACTAGCAGTGATGGAATGAGAGTCAAGAGCCTCTACAAAGAACCTTCTCCAGATTTTATCAGCATACCCATTGTCCATATCCCACTTCTTGGTATACAGGCTGGACGTGATAGCCTGAGTGGTCCTAGATGTAGCACCATAGCCACGAATGAAGTCATAGGAGATAAGACCATCTTCTACGAGCATTCTATAAGTCTCATTCCCATCGGCATCATCGTTTCGGACGATTACTACATTTTTGGGTATATCAGTCTCAGGATCCTCTCTAGAGAATCCAATCATGATTTTATCGTACGGATACTCGTACTTGAACCATGTATTCATGGGAACCGAGTAGCACAGAATCTTGTTGTCATCGTAAATAACTCGGTATTCCTGAGTGAAGTTATCGTAGTAGGATATGATAGCTTCACCAAATGTGAACTGATGAGTTATGTCGCTGACAGGTACATCTATGGGTGAATACTCGTAGTTTCTGATTCTGTAGAATCCACGTTCAGACAGGAAGAACAACTGATTCTGAATCAGCTGGAGAGTCCTGGCGTCAACACACCCCACCTCTCTGGTTAGTACTTGTAGCGAGAGAGTTGTGCCAACACCAGCAAGTAGGCTGACACTATCGCGAGTGAAAACATATATTCCATCGTTTTGAGATAGTCCTGTTATTACGTCGTTTGAGAATAGCTCTGCTGACAGAGTCTTTTGTGGTTGCCAAGTGGTCGGATCGTAGATGTCTGAGAAGTAGATGTTGTTGCTGTACTTTTGGTCATTAGCCAAATAGACAACATTCTGGAATACCTCTACGAACTGACACCTTGGATAGCTGTCTGTATACCCTTTGTATTTCTCTTCTGCTTCTGCTGCCGCATCGGTTATTCCATCTACCTGCTGCGGTATAGTCCAAAGACCATCAGATGAGCCAGCTGTTGCCGCCACTCCATCATATATCTGGAAGAAATCAGAAGTACGTACGTTTTGGTCGTAGTCAGTAATCTTGCTTCTGTATATCTCTATCTCTACTGAGGCGGTATCTGAGTTGTTCTCAGTATACCCATCTGTCTGTGCTGCCAGAGTGATAGTCTGTGCCGTGACATCGGCAATGATAGAAAGCTCACTGGGGTATGATTCATAGAGGATATTTCCAGTCTGCCCAGCACCGCTCCATTCCTTAGCTACGTAGAAATACCGGTACCTGCCAGTTAGGTTATTAGCTCCACCCGCCGCACTTGTGGTAGGCTTCACAGGTGTATTGATGGGCTTAACCTGCTCAACATGAGAAACAGAGAAGTCACTCAGGAGCTTCGTATAGTTCGTAGTGATGGAACTATCTACCTGGAACTCAAGGTATCTTGAGGCCGCATCAGGAGTATCACCAGAGATGTCATTCACGACTATACGCCAATCCTCAGTATCGTCCTTCACGAACGTGAGAATCGTACCTCTATTGGTATTGTCGTTTACGTAGAATGGTATCTCATTAGCTCCATCGCCTGGGTCTTCGTATGTGGTTGTATCAAACTGAAGCTCATCGCTAAGGTCGGCACTAAGGAGCTTGATGAGAATCGTAGTATTATTCTGTGCCTTCAGGCCGTAGATATGAGTCTCGTTGGACTGTTGAATAATGGAGATGTCGTTGATGTCTGCTTCTGTATAATTAGCTATCTCAACAATAACACCGTTCCTGAGTCGATATACGTAAATCTTCTCATCCGTGAGAACAGCTATGTATTGCCTACCAGTATGGGCAGTGAATGAGCGCATCTGCTGGAAGTCTCCAGTAATACTGCTCATGTCGTAGACATCTATGATATGGAATTCATCGCCCTCAAAGTTGAAGGCCATGAGGTAACTGCCAGCGTCATCCTCGATGTAGTAGAAGAAATTGGTGTTCTTGGCTAAGGCTCTCTCAGCTGTATTGTCTGAGTAGAACGTAAGGAGGCTATTGGTGATGTCGAAGTTGTCTTTAGAGTATTGCTTTAGCTCTATGCCTTGAAGGCTTGTAGCACCGCCATCGTCTGGCTCGATAGTGTATTCAGTCTCACTACCAGATCCGTAGTCAGCGAACTCTACCTCAATGCTACCGCTGTTCGCAGATGACACGTCCAAGTAGAGTGGGTCAATACCAATGAACTCATCAATGTCATAATCGAACTCAGGATACTCGCCATTAGAGTCGAGCATGTACTTCTTGTTGGTCTCGGTGAATGCAGTGAGTATTCTGTAGTATGGCTTGAAGAAATAGAGTTTTGCTTTGCCAGCCTCGAACTCCATGTTCGTTTCTCTGTCTGTGCTAGTCGAGTATTCGCCGTTGGTGTCTAGGTCAGAGAAGTAGCTCTTACCAAGAAGTGGGCTGTAATCAAAGAGGGTATAGAAGTTGGCATTCGGACTAGAGAAGTTGAAGTCACCGGCTCCAGGCTCCTGATTGAGCATAGCAGCATAAAAACCATCAAGCTGCTTTTCTGGTACAGTCACGTCCAACGCGTAGCTCGTACCATTGGCAGTCGTTTCAGATACTTCAACTGTATTTGACTCAGTAGGGGTAGTTTCAGTCCCCCCAGCCAATGCAGCAGAGTACTTCACACTAGCGGCAGTCAGATCAATGGCTCTTGAATAGTTGTACTCAACACCAGCATTCTTGTAGTATATGAGCATCAGGCCATTCGGAAAGGAAGGTCTTATGGATGCTGCATTAATGGTACTTTTTGTTCCTGTGGTAATTGCCCAGACGTTTGAATCAAGTGTGAGAGTCAGACTGTTTAGTCCAAAGACCTTATCGGTCATTAGCGACTGACTCCCAGTGGGAGTGGTATAGATTACGCTTTTAGCATAGCAAACATAGTCGCCATCAAGAAGATTTATGTCATTGAGTTGCGCTACGGCTCGAGTCTCCCACTCATCGCCTACAAGCTGAAGAGCCCTTATGGACCCAGCCAGTAGGTTGTTCCCAGACCTAGTAAGACCACTATACACAGCATACTTTTCTGTCAGTACCTTTTTGAAGTCTATATCGTAGTTCTGGTACGTGTGGAGGTCAGGCTCGTAATAGCTGTTAGTTACGAAGTCATCAATGTCTTTCGTGGTTACAGAGTCGATCTCTACCGAACTAATGCCGGTGGTCGTTCCAGAAGCAGCAATAGCAAATGTGTCAGATGAACCATTAGTACTGTCCCAACTTCCGGTATGATTATCGTCATACCCGATTCTTACTTTTACGTCCTGATACCAGGTATTCCCGGTGCCAAGGGTAATATCCTTGACCTCCTGGCTGGCAGGAGTGATGGTCTCAGTCCTAGTGGCGGCAGACTCGGAAATCGAGTAGAGAGAGGTTTGGTCAATGTCTATGTCTTTGACGTTGCTATCGTCAATGGTGTCTTCAGTCTCGAAGTCTACGGCATTTCCAGAGATAGTACCGGCACTCTTGATAATCTCGTTGTCTGGGTCAATAAGATATACACTTCTGAGGTGTCGCTTCAGGATGGCAAGATTGCTGTCATGAGAGGTTACGAGTATGTACCCCAGGTAGGAGTCAATATCAACCTCTTCCTCTCCAGGTGACTCATAGAGAAGTGAAAACCTGTCAGCGTCTTCGTCGTAGATCCAGACCTTGTTCCCAACAGCAAAAACGTCAAGATACTCTTTGCCAGTTGTATATACCTGTCGATAGCGAATCCTCGCTGTCTTGGTTATTACGTCCTTACCTTCAGCAGTATTGATTAGCCTCTCAGACTTTAGGGGTCGCAGACCTTTCCTTCTAACCAACTCCCCGGTTTTCAGGAGTTGGAGATTCGTCATGTCTGAAAGCTCATTGTCCTTCAGATCGCGGGGGTTAGCCGCGACATTGAGCCCCAAGAGCCTTGTGGCTTTGATTTCTGCCATCACATCACCATGTTCTCTGTCACAAAGTTGCCCGTGTCACGGTGCGGGTTCGTGATTTCCATGTTGTAGTCGTCGAAGTACGACTTCTGCTGCCGCGAAGCAATCTCCATCCTGGCGTCCCGCTCCTCGACATAATACTCGTTGAGATACTCGCGGGCCTCATTGTGTCTTCGGTCTCTCCGAAGAGCCTGGGCGATTGCGTACTTGGCAATCGTCTCGTGATACTCCTCCGGAATGTCATTATTCGAAAGGAAGGAGTCGATATTTGCCGGACTCCCCTTGGGGTTGAAATCAATCTTGACCGTGCAACCGGTAAGGCTGATAGGAAGATAGAGACGGTCAGGATACCGCTCATCTACGTAGTAGACTTTGGCATCGCCCTTGTAATCGTCAGTGAAGAACGTCCAGTCCTCATAACTGACTCTGACCATGGGCACGTACTTCCCAGAGGAAGGCACCTCAGAGCCAATCACAATGGCCCCACGCTCCTTCTGGAGCTCATACTCCAAGTCGAAGTATTCATCCAGGCCGGTCGTCGTGACAGAGATTTCAAGCTCATCTGTGCCGTTGTCCACGTTGACATTGGCAGCTGAGTTGGCAATCTAGCCAGCATCTACCGTGACCGTAACCACTTCAGAATTGACTGTAGCAGTGAATCCAGATGTCGCATTAATCGCTGAAGAAGTGGCTGATGCGACGGTGGTGTTGGAGTCAGACGCACCAATATCAACTTCAATGAGATTGTCGCCAGTAGGAGCAGTGCTACCATCGGCAACGTCATACCAGACCAAGTATTCGGTGTCATCTTTGTCATAAATCTTGAAGTATTGACCGCCTATTGCGCCAGCATTGGCCTCAACACAGGTTATCTCAAAAACCTCAGAAACGGCGGCTTCCGCCTGCTTCGTTTCATCAATGTCGAAAGACTTGTGAATGACAATAGGGGCAGCCTTGTTGACAAACCGGACGACCGCACGATTGATGTAGCTATCCAGATCGGTGTCGAGGTAGTATCCCTCAACATCCTCCGAAAGCTGAAGGCGAATGTAATCTCTGATTTCGGCTCGTGTCATGAGTGCCCCTTGAAAGAAGGGGGGACCCCGAAGGATCCCCCCTCACATGGCTACGAAATGGTCGTGTTGATCCCGGTGTAGAGGAGGTGCGCTCGCGCATTCCTGACCTCGATACCGATGTCACCCTCGATTGCGTGCTTCTTCCCGTCCAGGTCATTCGGCTGGACGTTCGTGCGGATGTGGATGTCACGTCCGGGCATGAACCGCTTCTTGATGTAGGCCGAGTCGAAGATGAACATGTACTTCTGCCACACGGTCGACAGCTCGAGCGTCCGGGAGTGGATGAACGAGAGGGTTCCGTGGTTGCAGATGTAGTCCGTCACCTGAATACCGAGGAGCTTGGAAGCCTCTCGGTTGTGGCGGACGTACGACTCGTTGAGCGACTGAATCTTCGAGGAGAGCTGACCGCTCACAAGGGCAATCTTGTGGCTGGAGCCATACCGGAAGATGTCGTTGCTCTGAGTGTTGAGATAGGCCTCATTGAACGTGGAGCTCGAGGCATCGATCTCATTGTCGGACCAGAAGTTGTGGATGAAATACTTCAGTCCACCGGTGGTGCTTTCGCTGTCAGAGGACGCCTTGTAATGGCGCTCGCCGAACAGGAATGCGTGTTCGACCGACTCGTTGAGGGACCGTGCACGGGAACGGAGCTGCTTCTGAGCTTCGTCAGAGGTGCCGCGGGTATCCATCGCAATCATGCGACCGGAAATCTCCACGGACTCCTTGAAGTTCTGGCAACAGTTGTACCGATACTCAGGCTCAATCTTGTCGGGATCGGAGGCTCCGGTATTCTCCGGGAAAGCAGAACCGATCTTGATGACCTCGTCGTCATCCGAGAAGGTTGACAGGGCGGTGGTGCCCGAGTAACCACGCGAAATGGTATACGAGGTGGCGCTGTCCTTCGAAACGACCTGCACGATTTCACTCGTGCCGGCGTCAGTGTCGATGATCATCAGCACGTCCCGAGCTACGAAGAGATTGCTCTCATCGACAGCCAGGGTGGTGCCGGTTGCGGACCCGTCGCAGTCAGAGTTGGATGCATCGAGAGTCCCCTTGAGGGACTTGTCGATTTCCTCGAGCCACTGGAACTTCCAGTTGTCAGCTACCTTCTTGGTGCCGATCTTCTCGAGGAACCGCATGAACGGTGCCCGGTTGGGGTCGACATCAGTGATCTGGTCGGAAATGTCTTCCTTGATGACCTTGTCACCGATGAGAAGCTGCGTTACCGCGCTACCGGCACTGTTGATGTCGGAGATGGCGGTAGAGAATGCATTGGTCAGAATCTTTTCACTCATTGATTACCCTCCAGTAGGGAAAATGTTTTGAGCGGGACCCTTGAATGTGCCTGCCTGGCGGAGTAGTTCACTCATCGACGCTGCTCCAGAGTCGGAGGCTTGGGTTCCTCCTCCGAACGTCTGAGCCTTGAGCTTCTGCATGCGGGCTTCCTCAGCCGTCTTCTGGCCTCGTTCGCTCCACTTGTTCAGACTATCAAACGCCGATGTGAGATTCCCCATGACGTCCTTCGATCTGTCGTAAGCTCCGGGTGCGGTCGCCTTGTCGATGATGTCATTCATCATCTCGTCGTCAATTTCCGGGTGTTGACCACGGAACATTGAAACGGCCTCAGTGACGAGCCGATCCTGGAATTGCTTCTCCATGTCGTCCATGCGTTTCTTCATGGTCGCAATGCCCTCATCGTACTTACGATTTTGAAGAACGGCTGGCTTCTGGCCTTCCTGGGTTTTCCCCTTGCCGTTCTCTCCGTCGTTCTGAGGGGGAGCACCGTCCGGCGAAGACTTCGCCTTCCAGTAATCCACAAATCTCTGGTAGTCCTCCGGCGAGTCGTCGAAATACTGGTTCACAAGCACCTGGTAGTTGTTGAACTCCTCGAGCTTGGCCTTGTATTCCGCTTCTCTCGCAGAGACGCCCTGGGTCTTCTTCGTGTAATCCGCCTGAAGCATATGCTCTTTCTTCAGGTCCCCGATGGTCTTTTGCTGACCATCAACTGTGATTATCGTTTCGTCACCCGGCTCGCCCGAATCACTGGCAGGCTGCCGAGGAGGAAGATCAATACCCTGTCTCTTGGCGTTCGCTTCTGCGTCTTCGAGTTGACTCATTGCTGCGGCCTCAAGTCGGCTATCGAGTGTTCCTGTTCCGTTGTCTGGCATGGTTCTCTCCTGGGTTCGTTAGGTTGGTCAAGACTCCCGAAGGTTGGTCCCGACTCCTCTACAACGATTATCCACGATAACCCCTGTAAAGTCAGACTGCCCCTGCCGCTGCGAGAGCTTCAGGGGGAATCCCCTCCGGTGCAACCGGAGGAGAGGGAGGCACGGACTGTGGCCCAACTGCCATTTCACTGGCCTGTTGCTCCGCTGATCCGGCCCGGGCGAGCTGTCCCTTGGACTGAACAATGCGGTTCGCCATGTCCGCGAGACCATCCTTGAGCATTTCGCTCTGAATGGTCGGCACGGTCGCCATGATGAAGTCAGCAATCCTTTGAAGCTGCTCCTCATCTGCACGGTTGACGGACCCCTGTTCCACGTTCGACTGGTACCGGAGTGCCTCCAATCTATTGCGCTGAGTGGTTTCAGGCATTCGGCCTCCTTATCCTTGTAGTTCCCTCATGGCCTCGAAGAAAAGTCTTCGCTCCTTCGGGATTCCTGCGTCCATGGCTTCCTCGATGGACTCATATCCATCCCAACACCACTGACGTTTCGCAAGACGATAGATGCTCCTGATGACATCCAAGTAGGCTGTCACTTTCCGTTGCTTCCGGCGGACCACCCACGGGAAGACGGACTTCAGATGCATGAAGCCGGAATACTCCGCCTTCAGCAAATCCTTGATGTGTTCCTCTACGATGAGCCATCCGTCACTCTCGAGCATCCCCTGGATCGCATCGAGGGAGCCCCTCTGCCTGAGCTCCCTCCGCTTTTCCAGTTGATCAATACGGGCTTCGGCCTGTCGGCCATCGTACAATTCGTCATGCATTCACCGGCCTCCCTTGTACGAAATCATAGCCCTCAAGGTTCCCTTGCTCCGTGGGCTGAGTGTTGCCTGGCGTTTCAGGCTGTTGCGCGCCCTGGAAGCGTTGCAGGGCTTCAGCCTCCGGAGCTGGCGGGGTGGGCTGCGGGCCTATCAGTAGCTTGTTCACCGGGAAGTTGAACGTCTCAAAGACAAGTCTCAGCCACTCTTCCTGGTTGACCGAGGGGTTGTTCAGGACAAGTTGCGCGAGCTGCATGACCTGGTTCTGACGGACCTGCTTGTTGATCATCTGGGTCGACGCCAGAACTCTCACGTCCATTGGGTGGGTGAGCATTTCCTTCTCGAAGAGAACATCCTTGCCCGTGACCCTGAAAATCTCGCTGTTCTTACCGAACTGCTTCTGGAGAGAGAGCCACTGCCTCCCTAGAGGACCAAGACCCTCTTCCTGGATGTAGTGGATTTTCGTCATGATTCTCGAGTCGGCATTGGAGCTGAGAATCGATACCCCGGTGGCAGTCTCGCTGTACCGCGGGGAAGTCTGCCCCAGGGCGAAGTCCGAGATACCAGTTGTCGTCTGGATGTCTCCCTTGATGATCTGTTCCTCATTGTAGTCCGAGGAAGACATATCGCCCATTTCCATGGGGGAGAGGCCGTCCATCGCCCGCACACGGACAATGCCACCAGGGCGGGAAATGAGCTCGCTGCGGTTGAGCACCTCCCCCTGCTGGACCTTGAACATCGGATTGAGAAGGAAGTTGGCCTTGTCCATCCGATTGTTCCGAAGAGAATTGAGCTCGTGCTGAAGGTCGTGAATCACCTCTACAGTAGAGAGCCCCCAGAAATGCTCCGGGTCGGGGATGTCGACACATACGATGAAGGGGTACTGCTTGTGGTCGAAGGGGATGGGCTCATCCCTGACCACATACTCCCCACCGGCGATGGTGATGAACCTGTCAGTCTGACGACTCCAGTATTCAATCACCTCGATGAACTGGCGATCACTGTCCAGAGCAATCGCCTCAAGGTTATCAAGGTCAGAGAAAGTGTCATCGTACTCAGGGCGGACTCTGGCAGTAGAGATTCGGTCAATCTCCTGCATGGAGAGCTTCCGGTACTCCAGAGCCTTCATCTGCTCCTTGAAAATCTCACGGTCTACGATACTACGGGTAATGACCCACTTGGCGTCCTGGAGGTTGTCTGCCCGGGGATCGATATAGAAGTTGCGAACAGGAACAACATCGAAGTTGAACTGGTCGCGGTCGAAGATGAGCTTCTGGAAGGGCTTACCATTCTCATCCACTGCCGGCTGTCGGAACTCTTTGTAGTCCCAGAACACCCGGAGGATCGATGTCCCGTAGATGTGGAGCTGAGTGAGGAACTTCCGGAACTTCCGGTAGACGTGTGGCACCCGGAGGAAGTCGTAGTTGACATACTCGGTGAGGATGTCAGCATTCCCCTGGTAGCTGGCTTGCCGGGGCTCGAACTGGAATATTCTCCCGTTCTCATTGAAAATCGCGGTCATCTCCCGCGATACAATCGTCTCAACGGTCTGCTGAGTGATGGGGATGAACAGGTTCGATTTCCTCGGGATGTACTTCTCAACATAGCCTCGCCACGCCTTGTAGCACTTGTCCCACACCTCCGCCTTGTACTGCCGATACGAGGCTCGCCTGGAGCTCTCGAAGGCATCAAGGACCAGTTGAATCGTCTTGTTCTCTTTCTCTGTTCTTTGCGGCATATAGTAATCCAGGCAGGGGGTCGCCCCCCTGCGTACGAGCTTACGGTCGGAAGACCGTGTAGTTGACCACTGCGTCGTCGGCTGAATTTTCGTCGTCCAAGCGAGTGATGGTCAGCGTGTTCGCAGTCACCTTCGCGATGAGCGGAGTGGTGATAGCGGTGCCCGTGTCGTCGCTCTCGAGCGTCACGATTGCGATGTCGGTAGCGGCGAGATTGGTGTCGGTGATGACCTGCACACCACCGCCAGTGTCCATAGTGACACTGCCGATTGCGATAGGAGTCATGCGCCGAGTGTTGGAGTCGAGCGACCAGGAGGTCTCCCGGTTCTCGAGCTCCGCAATCTGGGTCGTGCTGAGACTGTAATGGAAATCTGCCATCATAGTCCTCCTGTTTTTTGTTTACATTCTTCCTGTATACCGGTTGTAGACGGAAAAGGATTCCTCGTAGGCTTCCTCTTCGTCGTCCTCCGGCTCGGTGTAAACCTTCCTGAACTCGGTCTCGAGCATCTCGAGGGCGTCCAGGATGTCGTCATGTGTGAGCTGCGTCGCGGGGTTGAAATACATGTACTGCTCACGAAAAGCGTCCATGTTCGGAAGGTCCGGACAGTAGTAGAACGTCCGGTTCTCGAAGATGGGCATGAGGCCCATGATCCGATACCGCTTCGACTTCTGCTGATGTCGGATACGAACCAGGGGCCAGAAGATTCGACGCTTCTGCATCTCTTCCTCGATCTGAGGATTGAGAGTCTTCTGGGTGTTGACGTCTTCAGTTGCAATCGCAACCGGGTCCCACTTCACTGCCATGCGGAGAAGCTGGTCAATCACCTCCGTCGGGGAAATGCGCTTGTTGAACACCTCCAGGAGATACGAGTCCCCGTTGTTGTCAAATCCCACCACCACAATGGCAGTCGGATCTTTCCCGGAGAGAGTGTCCTTGTCTGCATAACTGGCATCGATTGACATGTAGATAGTGAGTTGCTTGCTGACAATCTCACCGGCGGCATTCATGTCAATCGGATATCCCTTGTCGTTGGGCTCGTAGGTATTCAGCCACTCGAGCTGGAAACTGTTGTCGGTGTCAGGGACGGGGTTGTTGAGGTAGTTGGCGGAGAAGAGATACATACCCATCGTCTCTTTCGCTTCCTCAAGGAAGTCTCTCGACAAAACCTCCGGCGCATAGAGCCCGTCCTCAATAGACTTACCCTGACCATCTTCTCCATAACAAGACTTGATGCTCCACACAGTGAAGAGCTTTCGCTGATTGACGTCGAGCTTATGTACCAAGTCATCAAGCCTCCATCTGGTAAGGATGAAGAGAATCTGCCCGTTCGTCTGAAGAAGCGGCGTGAGAGTCCTCACGTGCATGTAGACCTTCTCGATCTGGTCGAGGTTCTGTGAGTTGATCTCCGACACGGGGTCGTCGACAATGATGATATCAGGGTGGTTTCCGTTCGTCGATGAATCGGCACCGGAATGATAGATGGTCGGCTCCCGTCGGTGATGCTTGCGCTGTGCGATCTTGAGGGCCGTCTCATTCCACCTGTCAGTGACGAACTTGCCGTACATGTCGATGAGAGCAACGTTATA